CATTTGGCATCTAAAGTATGAAATACTTAATGACGCATTAGTGTTAAACGTTAATGAAAATAAAGTTAATTTATTTCATAAATATAACAAACGACTCAAACTAATAACATTTTTTAAATAATGGGTAAAACAAAAGAATTATTTATGAGACTAAGAGAAGAAGATGATTTTATAAATGAGCATATTATTATATGTACGTTAGAACCAGAGGAGACTGTGACAACAGCCCTTAATAGTAATAAGTAAGAGGCTAATGTCATACCGAAATACCAAGTTTTTAGACCGTAACCATGTTATATACAGGCGCGATCCTATTAGTGATCACCCAGATGAAGTGCATGATTGGGGAGCTGTATACTATAATGGTACACACGAGTGTTATGATCTTTTTAGAACTAAAGCTAAGATTACAACGTATCGTTCTTTAAAATGGCATCTACTAGTTATATGGTATCTAAATCCTGCAATGGATCAAGATGAGTTTGAATATGTAGCTAGAAATATTTGCAATAAGAAAAACGGTTTTGTAACATTTAACGTATCAGAGCAGCTATTGAAAAACATTATCTATGATGTTAGCATGTACGACTTAGAAGAACCTCCACGTAATAAAATGCGTAAGATTATTTTTAAAGACACGTGCCAGTTAACACCATCTGAAAAGCTACACATTGTAGGTAGCATAATGGGTAGAAGTAAAACAGTTACTCAAGACGATATCTACGATGCAATGCTCGCGTTAAATGAGATACACGATGTTATTACTGTAGATAAGCTTGCTAAATATTTTGATTGCTCATCAAGAACTATATACCGCAACATGGGTAATGAGCTTAAAAAAGAAAAAGAATTATTAAATCAGCAACTAAAAGAAGATGAAAAAGTATAACGTACAGAATTATATAAGGTACAAAGAAGACTTAAAAGCTTCTATGCCTGAACAAAAGTGTTATGACGAGTATACAAGGCATGAAATGGTTTTAAAATTCATGCCTCTTGTAGAAAATATAGCTAGAAAATTTTCAACATCACAGCAAGCGTCAGGTGTTATGAGTATTAATGATTTAATACAAGAGGGTGGTTACGCTCTTCAAAAAGCTGTAGATAGGCTTGAATGGAAAACCCTTGAAGAGTCTGATGATATAGAGAAAACTTTAAAATCATTTTTTAGTAAAAGAGTTAAAGGTGCGATACGTAGGCATATCGATATGTATAGAGGAGATATACGTATACCTGAGCATAAAATAAACGATATACGTAACAACTTTAGCAAAGACCATAAAATGGTTGCTATGTTTTTTAATTCTATATTTTTAAGCATAGATGAAAAACAAAATGATGAAGAAGGATCTTACGATGTTGAAGATAAATCTGAGCCATATAACAAAGAGCTACTTAATATGTATTTAAAAAGCTTGCTTAAAAAGCATTTAGATAATAAAGAATACGAAGTGTTAAGGCTTTCTTACGGGTTAGATTGTGATAAAGTGCCTGCTAAAGATATAGCTATTAAAATAGGTATAAAAGGAGACTCTGGTTATGTTAGGGTTTCTCAACTTAAAAAGCAGGCTGTACAGAAGTTAATTGATAATGTAGATCACTCGCAAGTGATTGATTATCTGTAGTTTAAATGATTAAATTTAATAATTAATGTGTAATTATATAATAAGCAAAAACCAATATACCAATGACACTAAATGAAAAGCTGGCTACTATCCAGACTAAATTTAAATCGAAAAAAAGTAGGTTTAATTCATTCGGCAAATATTACTTCAGATCAGCCGAAGACATTCTCGAAGCAACAAAACCCTTTCTACTAGAGTTAGGAGTATCAGTCACTATAAATGAAGAGGTATTAACGTTATTTGATAGCGTGCCTATGATTGAGTCGACTGCAACTATCTCTGATGGTGAAGTATCAATATCTGCAAAAGCAGTTGTTGGTGTTGACCTTAACCAGAAAGGTATGCAAGTACCGCAGCAGTTTGGTTCTGCTTCAAGTTACGGAAAGAAATACGCGTTAGGAAATTTATTCCTAATAGATGATACGCAAGACTCAGATGCGTCAAACGACCACGGAAAAACCGCGGCTAAATCTAAACCAATGTTGGATATAAATACAGATGCTTTTAAAAAAGCAGTTGAGTACATAAAAGCTGGTGGCACAATGAATGCTATCAACACTAAGTACAAGGTATCTGTACCGGCAAAAGCGCAACTTAAAAAGTATGAGCAAGAATGAGATTATTGAAAAGCTTAAAATTGATGAGCATTACTATGGCGACTTCGGTAAGCAGTACCTTAGTAACTCTGATATATCTACACTTTTAAAAGATCCTTTAGCTTTAGGTAAACCATCGAAACCTTCACCAGCTTTTTTAGTTGGAGGATATTTTCACACGGCGATACTAGAACCTGAAAAACTTAAAAACTTTAAGGTTGTAGAATCGTCTAACAGGAATACCAAAGCATATAAAGAGATATCAGGTGGTGAGTTATGCTTGCTTCAGTCTGAAGTCGATATGATCGAGCTTATGACAGATAAGGTACTAGCAAATGATATTTGCAATGGTCTTATAAGAGGTAATTGTGATTATGAAACACCTGGTATTGGTGAACTTGAAAACGAGTTATGGAAAGGTAAGGCTGATATATTAAATCACGATGAAAAACTCATCATTGACTTAAAGACAACAGCAGATCTTAATAAGTTTAGATGGTCAGCATCTAAATATAACTACGATAGTCAAGCTTACATATACCAACAGTTGTTTGGTTACGAAATGTTGTTTATAGCAATAGATAAAACAACACATCAAATTGGTATATTTGATTGCTCACCTGAGTTTTTACAGCGAGGAGCTGATAAGGTAAAAAAAGCAGTCGAACAATACCAATTATTTTATAGACAAGAAGGTTTTGATCCTTCACAATTTTTTATTAACGAAACCCTTTAAAACCATTATTATGGCACGAGCTAGAAAAAATCAAACTAAAGTTTGTACAGTAACAGGAATTGAAACTAACGTAAACAATTTTTACGCAAAGCAAAACCATGTTAAAGCAGTAGATAATCTACGACGCAATAGCAACGCTACTAAAGATCAGTTGCAGCGCATGTTCAACCAAATTAATAATTACGCGTAATGGCAAGTATAATTAAAGCAAGTATTAACCTATCTGAAATACCTAAAGATAAAATTATCGAAGGTAAGAAAGGTAAATACTTACCAATAACAATAACTATTAATGACGAAACAGATCAGTTTGGCAACCAAGGTCCTATCGTTGTCGCGCAAACCAAAGAAGAGCGAGACGCACAAGAAAAGAAGACTTACCTTGGCAATGTACAAGTAGTGTGGACAAATGGTGATAACGTAGCCGTAGCGCCGCGCAATGATCAGCCGCAACAAGCGCCGCAACCGGCAGCCGTTGAAGAAGATCTACCGTTTTAATAATGGACGAAGAAGATTACATTAGTATTACTACAGACAGTGATGGTAATGTTACACTAATAGAAGATTAATTAAATGCAGACAACAGAGATCAATGGATATATGATTGATGAGTTCAATCAATACGGTCTTAAAGAGGGTAAAGCACAGGGCACTTGCCCGCTTTGCTCTCACAGTAGACAACCCAAAAACCAGAAAGCAGAATGTGCTAGCTATGATTGGGAACGTGGTCTCGGTACTTGTCATAATTGTAATACAACTTTTCAGTTACATACTTATCAGCGTAAAGGCGCTAGCGAAAAGGTCTATGTTAGACCTGATGTAGTTAAGCTAAGCCCTGTTAAAGACAAAGTAACTGAGTGGTTTAAATCACGAGGTATATCACAAAGGACACTTGACGATCTTAACGTTAGTCAAGGTCCTGAGTGGATGCCACAAACCGGTAAGACCGAGAATACAATTCAGTTTAATTACATGATGGGTGATCAGCTTATCAATGTTAAATACAGAGACGGTAGAAAAAACTTTAAGCTTTACAAAGGAGCTGAAAAAGTATTTTACAATATTAACAGTATTGTTGGTTACGATCATTGTATAATAACTGAAGGCGAAATGGATGTACTAGCTTTACACGAAGCTGGTATTAAAAATGTAGTATCAGTACCAAACGGAGCAACGCTTAATACAAATAATCTAGATTACCTAGATAATTGTATTGATTACTTTGAAGATAAAGAAAAAGTAATATTAGCTGTTGACTCTGATGATGCTGGTCAAGCGTTACAACAAGAGCTAGTCAGAAGACTAGGTGCTGAAGTTTGTTTCTTAGCAGACTTTGAAGAGTGTAAAGATGCGAATGAATACTTAGTTAAATATGGAAAACAAAAACTGGCAGAGCGTATTTCAAGAGCAAGACCAGTACCGCTTGAGAATGTTACGACGTTCAGGGATATTGAAAATGAAGTTACCGACTTTGTTACGAATGGCTTTAAACCAGGATTTCAAATTGGCTTACCTAATTTTGATGATATCTTTTCGACTTACACTGGTCAATTTATTACTGTCACTGGCATCCCTAGTTCCGGCAAAAGTGACTTTGTCGACCAAATGGTTGTTGGGTACAACGCTAATTATGGTTGGAAGACAGCATTCGCTAGTCCAGAAAATGCGCCGACATATTTACACGCTCATAAGTTAATGCGTAAAACGTGGGGTGATATGCCTACACGTTCTGACATAGGTACAGACAAATGGAAACAAGTTGCTGAACATGTTAATGACAATTACTTTTTTATTGACATGGAACGTTACACGCTTGAGTCTGTACTTCGTAAAGGCGCTGAGCTTGTTAAACGTAAAGGTATTAAATGCCTTGTTATAGATCCGTTTAATAAAGTGCGAGACGTTGACTGCAAAACAGAAGATGTTAACAGGTACACAATGGAGTACCTAACTAAAATAGAAATGTTTGCTAAGAAGTATGATGTGCTAGTGTTTATTGTAGCACACCCAACTAAAATGTACAAAGACAAAGACGGTAAAATTGAAGAGCCGACTATGTATAATATAAAAGGCGGTGGTGAGTGGTACGATGCTAGTTACCACGGTATATTAGTTCACAGGAACTATGAAGAGAAAACCGTTAAGGCAAAGATACTTAAAGTAAAGTTTCAAAACTTAGGTGAGAACGGAGCTGAAGCTCATTTCAAATGGCAGCCTAGATCAGGTAGTTTTGTACCACACGTACAGCACGCTATAGGCAGCGAAGAAAAAATGCCATGGGAATAAATGGCTTGGCATAATAAAAACAAAGAGTGGGACATGGGTAGCTATAGCCCAAACGAAGAAGAGCAGAAAGCTCGACTTTGGTGTATACGAAATAAGATATACATATCACCCTTTGCAAAAGAGCCAGGTAGTTGGTATATAGATATAACAATAAATAATAAAGTAAATAGATCACCTCATATATACGTTAAAGATATGATATGGGAGAACATTTATAAGTTTTATAAATATTATTATGATAAGCACAAAAAGTAATTTTAAAACAGCAAGCGAAGCTTTTGATTATTTTTACATCAAGATTAAAGATAAAGGTGTAGAATTTGATAACACTAAAGCTTTGTTTAATGTTGGGTTTTATATTCACGACCCTTCTGACAAGCAGATTAAAGCAGGATATAGAAAGTGGAATCAGAAATATGCTGCAGCTGAGTGGGCTTGGTATTTATCTGGTGATCCACGTGTAAGTAAGTTAGGTGAGTTGCATGGTAGTATACCTCTTATATGGGAACGTATGGCTGATCAAAACGGTGAGGTAAACTCTAACTATGGTTATCAATGGAAACGTTGTGATCAATTAGATAACGTGGTTAATTTATTACGTGAAATACCAAACACAAGACAAGCAGCTATTAGTATATATGACGCTAAAGAAATGCACAAATATGACAACGACACACCTTGTACATATGCAGTTCAGTTTAGTATTGTAGAAGGTAAGCTTTGTATGTCTGTTTATATGCGTTCTAATGATCTCTGGTACGGTTTCTGTAATGATCAGTATCAGTTTGCATCGCTGCAGGAAATGGTTGCAGACAGACTGTCTATTCCAACCGGTTGGTATTACCATCATGCGCACAACTTACACTTGTATAACGATAAATTAAAATAGATGTATTATTTATATCACATACCAGGTAAAAAGATCGGCGTAACCCGTGATCTTAATACTCGCGTGACCCTTATACAAGGATATAAGGAGGGAGAGTATGAAGTTCTTGAGCAGTCAGACGATATAGGTTATATATCAGGCCGCGAAATAGAACTTCAAAAGTCTTACGGCTATAAAGTCGATAGAAAATTATATAAAAATTTATTTAATAAAATGAAGATAAACGCAACAGAACAAACCTCAACATTTCCAGTACCGTTGAATAAACTCAAAGGACATTTAATGGATAACATAGGTTTAAAATGGCGAACGTATCAAGGCCAGTTCGAGATTAACGAGCAAACAATACCGTGGATAATGGCTAATGCCAAGACGTCTATGTACAATGAAGGACGCAGCTACATATACAACAAGGCGTACTACGAAGCTTTCATAGCTGAACCAGCAATACCTAACAAAACAGAGCAAGTATCAGTGTTTGAATTGATACGTGATTGGGCTAAAGAAAAAGGTATATATGAAAGCGGCAGCAGCGGTGTTCAATACCTTAAACTTATCGAAGAAACAGGCGAGCTTGCACAAGCTTTACTTAAGAAAGACAAAGCAGAGATCAAAGATGCTATCGGTGATATGGTTGTAGTACTCACAAGTATTGCTAAGTTCGAAGATATGCTTATCGAAGACTGTATTAATTCAGCGTATAATGTTATAGCCAAACGCACTGGTAAAATGGTTAACGGCACATTTGTTAAAGATGCAGATTAAAACTAAAGATGAAATTGTACGCAGGGTACTAGCTAAGATGGACAAGCGTAGCCTTGTTGGTCAAGAAAAGTACGGCGCTACAATGATGGGTGAGATTAAAAACGAAGTCAAAGACTTAGATAGGTTTTTAGTCGATGTGCAGGAAGAACTAATGGATGCGCTTTTATATATTGAAGCAGCGCGATACTGTTTAGGCGATGAAATCGAAGATGCCATGCTCAGGCGTATGAACATCATCGGTCAGAACGGTAATGACGGGCTACACTATGATGAGGAACAAGTTTAAAAAACGTAGTAAGAAACGAGGACCAGTACAAGCAAAGAAGATATCATATGATGGTATAAACTTTGCTTCTGGCCTTGAGCGGTATATGTATATGGCTTTGAAGAAAGCCAAGATACAAGCCGTCTACGAAGGACAGACATACGAGATATTTTCTGGCTTTGATTTTCCAAACAAGTCTTACGAAAGATGCGGTAATGGTAAAGGTGATTACAAAAATAGAGGTAGCAAAAAAATACTAAACATAAAGTACACACCTGATTTTATTGGCCAAGGTTTTATTATTGAAACTAAAGGTAGAGCTAATGAATCGTTTCCAATACGCTGGAAGATGTTTAAAAGATATGTAGTAGATCATTTGCCAGGAGTTACATTATATAAACCACAAAATCAAAAAGAATGCGACGAAACAATACGCTTAATCCTAGACTCGCGAAACAAGTAGCTAGGCAGAAGTATGCTGAACGTCAGATAAATAAGTTTGTTAAGTGGTCTTGGGATCAGAAAGGATATGTCAAATATAAAGACATTGTAAACGAACACAATAAATACAACATAAAAGTATATGGCTAAGTTAACTTTATCACTATACAAAGAGAAAATTAAAGTACGACGTAAAGGCGTACACGCAAAGAGCAAAAGTAGTAATAATAAAAACAGTAAAAATTATGTCAAGCATAACAGAGGGCAAGGGCGATAAACCAGAGTGGTCACTGTCGTTTGGGTTTTACCCAGGAATATTATTTGGAATGAGAACTTATGAAGAAAAAAAACAAACTGCTTACGTTTTTTACCTTCCTTTTATTGACGTTGCTTATGAAGTGTTTAAGTAATGGGACTGTTTGAAGAGCGCGTAGCGTACAAACCGTTTGAGTACCCTGAGTACTACACCGAAGGCTGGTTAAAGCAAGCACAAGCGTTTTGGTTACATACTGAAATACCAATGCAAAGCGATGTTAAAGACTGGAAAGAAAAGCTAACACCAGAAGAGAAGAACTTAGTAGGTAATATCCTGCTAGGTTTTGCTCAGACAGAGTGTGCGGTATCAGATTACTGGACACAAAAAGTAGTATCATGGTTTCCTAAACACGAAATACAGCAAATGGCCATGATGTTTGGATCACAAGAAACAATACATGCTGTAGCTTATAGTTATTTAAATGAAACACTTGGTCTTGAAAATTATGAAGCCTTTTTACATGAGCCAGCGACTGCTGAACGGTTTGATAACCTGGTTAGTTATGGCGGCACCAATCCTGTTGGTATTGGCAAGTCTCTTGCTGTGTTTAGTGCTTTTGCTGAAGGGGTTAGTTTATACTCTGCTTTTGCTGTACTCTATAGTTTTCAGTTAAGAAATTTACTTAAGGGTATAGGCCAGCAAATGAAATGGAGTGTTCGCGACGAGTCTCTTCATAGTAAAATGGGTTGCAAGTTGTTCCGTGATATGTGTGACGAGAACAACCAGCTGTTAGATCTTTGTCGTAATGATATTGTTACTGCAGCTGAAACAATGGTTAAGCTTGAGACTAAATATATAGATAAGATGTTTGAGATGGGTGACATTGAAGGCATTAAAGCAAATGATTTAAAACACTTTATAAAGAAAAGAACAAATGAAAAACTGGTTGAACTTGGTTATGCTGACCTTGGATCGCACTTCGCGTATGACAAAGCTGCAGCAGATAATCTTGATTGGTTCTATCATCTTACCGGGGGGCTCACTCATACTGATTTTTTCGCAGTTCGGCCGACAGATTATTCAAAGGCTAACGAAGGCGAAGACTTCGAGGACATCTGGTAACTGGATAAATGTAACTCAAGAAGATATAGATCAATTATATGAATAAGAGAAGTATATTAAAGGCTTTAGTTAAACAAAGAAGGCTAAAGCCTATTGAAAGGTTAGCAAATAGATTAGGGTACATGGGGACTGGTTTTTTTATAACTGCTCCTCATTTACTTCCTGAAAAATCAGGCGTAGTAATATATTTTTTAGCAGGTTTGTTTTGTATACCACAGGTTTGGGTTGCAAAACAATGGAACTTAGTATTAGTTAATTTAAACGTGATGATAGCATACGCGTTATTATTTTTTAAATAAATATGTGGAATAATGAATGGAAAAAAGGAGTTGATTACCCAGAGTGGGGAGACACAGACGTATACAAGAAGACTATATCCGGGGGATATTTACTCTACGACGAGTCGCCCAGAGATGCATACCAGCGAGTATGCAAAACAGTTGCGCGTAGACTTGACAGACCAGAATTAGCAGAAACATTTTTTGATTACATATGGAAAGGCTGGTTGAATTTAGCTAGCCCTGTGCTATCTAATACAGGCACAGACAGAGGTTTACCTATTAGTTGTTTTGGTATTGATGTCGCAGATAGCATACACGATATAGGAGGTAAGAACTTAGAGATGATGTTGCTCGCTAAGCATGGCGGTGGAGTTGGCATTGGTATTAATCAAATCAGACCCGCTGGCGCTAAAATTACAGACAATGGAACATCAGACGGAGTCGTGCCATTTTGCAAGATTTATGATTCAACAATACTCGCTACTAATCAAGGATCTGTTAGACGAGGCGCAGCCTCAGTTAACATCAACATTGAACACGACGATTTTGAAGAATGGCTTGAAATTAGAGAGCCTAAAGGAGATGTCAACAGACAATCGCTTAATCTACATCAGTGCGCAGTTGTTGGTGATAAGTTCATGCGTCGCCTTGAACAAGGAGATGCGGATGCTAGAGCTAGATGGAGTAAACTTATTAGAAAGCGAAAAGCAACTGGAGAACCGTACGTTATGTTTAAAGGAAATACTAACAAAGCAAATCCAGCAGCATATAAAGACAATGCGTTAAAAGTACATATGACAAATATCTGTAGTGAGATTACATTGCACACAGATGAAAGTCATAGCTTTGTTTGTTGCTTATCAAGTTTAAATATATCAAGATATGAAGAGTGGAAAAATACAAACCTTATATACGATGCTATTTGGTTTTTGGACGGAGTGTTGGAAGAGTTTATACAAAAGTCGAAAGGAAAAGTTGGCTTTGCAAACTCAGTTAGATCTGCGGAAAAAGGCAGAGCGCTCGGCCTTGGCGTACTTGGCTGGCACACATACTTACAAAAAAACGGAATACCATTCGAGGGATTAACAGCACAATATGAAACTAGAAGAATATTTAGCCAGATTAAAATCGAATCTGAACGAGCGAGTAGAGATCTCGCTGAACTTTATGGTGAACCTCTTTGGTGCGTTGGCACTGGGCTTCGTAACACTCATCTTAGGGCTATTGCTCCTACTGTGTCTAATAGTAAGCTTGCCGGTAATGTTAGTCCTGGTATTGAGCCTTGGGCCGCTAATGTTTTCACTGAACAAAGCGCGAAGGGTACGTTCATTAGGAAGAACAAAGAGCTCGAAAAAGTTTTAAGAAAAGCTGGGTTAAATACTAAAGAAACTTGGGATAAGATAATGGCCGATGGTGGTAGCATACAAGATCTACCGCTTGACGACTACGGTTATGTTAATAAAAAACTAGTGGTATTATCTAGGCAAGATGATTTAGAAACTACAGGCTTTGACAAAGTTAAAAACGTGTTTAAAACTTTCAAAGAGATTAATCAATTAGAGCTTGTTAATCAAGCTGGTATACGCCAACAGTATATAGATCAATCAGTTAGTTTAAACCTAGCGTTTCCTTCTGAAGCTACACCTAAGTGGATTAACCAAGTTCACTTAGAGGCTTGGAAGAAAGGTATAAAGACCTTATATTATATGCGTACTGAATCAGTTCTACGCGGTGACATTGCTCAGCAGGCTATGGATCCAGACTGTGCTGCTTGTGATGGCTAATAGTTATAACTTTAAGTCATTATAATAACTAATAAAAAAAAAGGGGGCGTAAGCCCCTTTATTTTTCTCCACAAGGTTTACCTGTAGCGATGTTAACCCATTTTTCTTTTTCAAACCAATCACGAAGTGTCGCTCCTTTTTTACGAGCACCTTTAACGTTTGACTTACTAGATCTTTTGTATTTACCTTTAGACGCAGCGCTGCGTTTTGCACGTATAAGCTTTTCTCTTTCAGCTTTACTCATACTCTTATACTTCGCATAAGGTAGACATACTTTTTTGGTGCCACCACCTTTGATTTTACTTTTAGGCATTTTTCTTTTTTTCACCGCACCCTTTTTTCTTAAGTGCATTATGTTTTTTTAAACTAGTAACGCTATGTACTGATCCGTCTTTACAATACATTTTATGTGCTGGAATTTTATCTTTCATTTTCTTTTTCTTTTAACATTACGTTCAACTTCATATTCCCAAGGTAGTTTTCTACTTCTAGTATCTATACTTTTTGTAGGAACTTTAAATGTAGTGCCACCTATTTTAGGGGTCCAGTAGTAAAAGTTACCATCAAACTTTAATCTACCTTCTTCCATTTGTTTTTTATGGCCTTCTTCATGCGCTATAACTTTAGCTTTTTGGTTGTATCTTAAATCTTTGTTTACAAATATAGTTTTATTCTCATCTATGTAACCAAGTATTCTACTATCTGGAATTTTTACTTCTTTGATTATATTATCAAGATGATTTGAGGTTTCGTGTAAACTTAAAAGTTGGTTAACACTTTTTAATTTAAAAGCCATTATTTTTTCTTTAATTTTTTTACAGCTTTGTTTCTAGCACACTCCATTTTTTTGGCGTAGCTAGGATTTCTTTTTCTATTAAAAACAATTTGTTGATTAAGACTTCCAACTATTTTTTTAACATTACCTTTTCTAGACTTAATCATCCAATTAGCCAGCGCAGAGCATGATAGCTTTTTCATTCTACCTTTAGCGTCAGGCGCATTAGAATCTTTCCACTCAGGTCTTTTTTCTGCCATGTTTTCTTCTTACTTTATTTTTACAAGCTTTAGCTATTGCAGCTTGCTTAGGTTTTTTACCAAATCTAGATCTTTGCTCCATTACAGTTAATATCTGTATCTTGCGTGCAAACGGTTTATTTATATTTAAAACTTTACTGCAAGTAGATCTAGCATCTGCTTCAGTCGCGTATTTTATTTTAACCGTGTCTTTAGGATTTTCGTCTGTATATAATCTACGTCCTGAGCCTTTAGGTTTTTTACCTGTTCCTTTTTTTGGATCTGCCATTACAGTCTTGCATATTAATAAACCAGTTAGCTAGCTGCACATCTCGTTTAGTAGCTTCGCTACGTGACTTTAGTTTTTTAACTTTACTACAAGTAACATCACCTCCGTATAGTTTATTTATACGAGCTTTTAAAACTCCTCTATACGCTTTAGCCATTACTTCTTTTTACCTCCGCCAAACTTACTTGGACCACCAGCTTTAGTGCAACGTACACCCCAACCAGAAGCATAAGCTGACGGCCACACTTTAAACTTTCTCTTAGCTGCGGCCTTACAAGCAGAGCTTATTTTAGTTCTTTTAATTGCCATTTTTTCTTCTATATGGGAATAAAGTATTCATAGCTTGTTTTCTTCCTTCACATCCGCAAGGTATGTTTAAACCTTGAGATACTCTATCTACTATAGTCTTTACTCCTGTTTTTTTAAATATTTTTTCTAAATCGTCTCCTAAACCTTTGCTTCTCATTACCATTTAACTTTATCTGCCCAGTAAGCAGCGGACATTTTACCTTTTTTAATATTCTTAGCATGACGAGCTTTAAAACTAGCTCTACGCGCTTTAGACTTAGCGTCTGTTTTTTTACCAGCAGTACTAACACCTTGCTGGCCAAATCTTATAATTTTTTCTACACCACCACTGCAAGCTTTTACAATATGTGATTTAGTCTTATGATCTGGCGTGCGCCGGGGTTTATTACACTTAAGTGTTTTTTTATTAGTCGCCATATGTCCAAATTACATCAGATGATTTACTATCATCAATATCTACGTGGATAAAAGTATTACCAATACCTATACGGTCTATACCGTGTTCCATTAATTCTCTTACAAGTTCAAACCTGTACCTACTGTCTTGGCAAGCTATATCAGCCGCTAGACCTTTTAAATGAGAAGAGTTAAGTTTTCCACCTACTTTCTCGTTATGCGCTGGAGTTCTATATCCAGAGTTAATGTTTATAGGTTTTCCAAGCTCTTCTCTAACACTGTCTAATATCAGTATAAGATCTTTGCTCACCATCTGCCCACTACCTTGTACGTCAGGCGAATCAAATTCTTCGTAAGTAAAGTAGTTAAACATTATTTATTTTTTTTAATATCTTTCCACTTAGTTATCGTATAACCAATAGTAACTAATAAAAGAATAATTTTAAGGCTATCTTCTATTTGAGTAAAAGTAGTAACCCCAAGCGTGCTACCGTTTATAAAGTATAATCTAAGTTCAGATAAATTCATTTTTATTTTTTTAAATATCTACATATATAAGTAATTCACAGGATATAACTACCTTTTTACTTTTTTCCTTTTAACTTTTGTTCTTTTTACAACTCTAGACTTTCCTTGGTCATTACTTTTATTCACAACTTTAGGGGCTGGTTCTTCTACACCTATCTGCCAGTCAGGCCAACCACCTAGTAAAGCCAACCTCTCCCAAGTTTGCAAGTCTTGTGATATAGCAGTGTTAACATTGTCTATTTTTCTAAAAAGTCTTTCTACAGGAACGTTTGTGGTGGCTGATATTACGTTAGCGCTAGCTAAATACGCAGGGTTTTCTATATTGAAACCCATAGTTGCCATATCTTCTTTTTCCCACTGATACGATCTAGCAGCTTGATTTATTCTTGAAAGCTTAGAAGATATAGGTGGTGATATTCTAGTAAGTTCATATCCTACTTTTTCTAGTTTAGGCCTATCTTTTTGTTCTTCTTCAATTATGCGTATTATAGCATTCTTACCAACAGCTACTACGTTGCCTGCTAATCCAGTTCCTTTTAATACACTGTCTACCATTGCGTTAGCTGTGTCAAAGTATTTTTGCTCTTTAGCCTCTTCGTCGTCTACACCTCCAAATCCTATAGCAAAAACGCCTTGTTGAAGAGCGTTGAATATTAGGTTTTGAACAGTACCGTAATATATTAATTTGCTTATATTTTCTTTATCATTACCTCTTCTATTAGCTAAATCACTAGCAGCTTTTTTCATAAGCCTAGCATACTGCATCGGTGTATTTTGAAAATTTAAAACAGATCTACCAAGAGGACTAGCTTGTTGAGCTGATATTCTATCTGGCCTTGCTGATTGCTGAGACTCTTCTGTTATTTCTCTAAAATCTTCAAAAGCTTTTTTCTCAGCAGCTTGAATATCTAAACCTTGCTTAACGTACTTTTTTACTCTGTTTCTATAAAATGTAGCCCCACCAGACGCGATAGCAAAACTATCTGCGTATTGCGTAGGTAAGTAACCTTTTTCTAATATTTTAGCAACGACAGCTTTGGCTCCACCTTTTTTAGCCGTTTCAGCGATGTCTGACTCATTAACGTTTATACGTAGTCCACCTCTTCTTTCTTGTAAAAACTTAGAGTTCATTATGTACATGAAGTCTTTCCAGTATTGCTTTTGATTTCCAAAAGCTTTAGCAGCCGCGAGTGGATTGTTGTCAGACCAGTTTAAAAAGTTTATAGAAGATATAGTCTGTAGTACCGCTGATCTTGTGTTGAAAAACATTATAGTACCAACAGATCCATTAACCCAATCCATGAATCTACCTGTTAAACTATCTTGAGCGTATGATCTGTTTCTACCAGTCTCCATACGTTTAAGCATACCTTCAAGTGCTGTTCTATATTTCTTACCATAAGCAGCCTCAAGTTTGTTTAAGTTTTTCTCAGAAAATATTTGATCAACGTTTTGTTTCCAGTACTCTAAATGTTTAGCTCTTTTACCACTGTTTAAACCTTCTATAAGGTCTGTTGTAATACTACCAGCAACCCAACCTTCTTTAGGTGAGACGTACTTATCACCTTTTTGTATAGCTACTAACTGCTCAGCAAAGGCTTGCAACTCTGGTTTGCTAGATATGTAATCGACTAAAGTTTTTAAATCGGCTTTGGACATGCCTGGTATTTCCATACCTTGCTTGTTCCATATGTAACTCCTTACAGCTTGTTCTACCGTGTAAGGCTCTCCTTCTATTTTCTTTCTTAAATTTTTAGGAACTATACCAAGCTGTTTTTTAAGAGACCTATAATCAGACACCATAGCTATTCTTTCCGAAGATATATTGTTCATTGCTCTAGCGTATGGATTGATTAAGTGTTGTTTGTACCAAGCCATTTGAGCATCTCCTAGTTTTCCTTTACCAAGCGTAGGGTATAATAAACCTACAAAATCTTCAGCTGATGGTGGTATGAAAAACTTAAATTTTCCTTTGCCAGCCCCAGCAACTTCAGCTTTAACTCTACTATATTCTTTTTCAGATCCAATACCTGTCTTCGCTTCTATAATATCATTAAACTCTTTGCTTAAATCTTTTGATGCAAAAGCTACTTTAGCTTGCTGTGTTTTAGATTTAACATCAAAAACTTCTAAAGCTTCTTTAACAGCTTTAACATTTTTATACGCGTCATCTACAAAGAAAAAGTCATTGTAACCTTCAGCTGCTTTACCTGTTATCCATCTTGCTTTAGCTTGTGCTTTACCATCACCCAGTCCTACAATATTTTCTATAGGTAGCTTAACACCAAGCGCATCCATGAATTGCTTTATAGGACCAGCAGCATCCGCAGGTCTAGCTGTAAGTATAAACACGTCTTCAGCACCTCGCTTAGCTACGATGTTCTCTATAGCTTTAAACACGGGACCTTTTTTACCATCAACAATTTTGCTAAACTCTGAAAAATCAAACACAGCTCCTTGAGATTCTAGCTGTCCAGCTTTTTCAGCAAACTGCGTAGCATTTAGTTTACCTTTTTTACCGTTAGGCATCTCGTATAGTACTTGACTATTAGATCTAGCTAGCGTATCGTCGAAGTCAAACACGCGTATTTTTTTAACCGGTGCTTTAGGGTTGCCAGCTTTTTTTAAAGCCTTATCAAGCGTACTTAATTCTTGAAGTACTTTACCATTATTTTGTTTACTAGCAAAAACTAATGAAGAAGGAAGCTTGTTGCTGTTGTTAGCAGAAGCTTTATCGTAAGAACTCTTGTTGTCAACACGTTGTTTAACCATAACGCCTTCAGCGTTTAGTTCACTTAATTTAGTTCTAGCTATTTGCTGAACCTGTGATTGGCTTAAGTTCTCAACAACAAACTCTGCCATACTTAAACCAGTAAACCTCTTTCCGCTATCCAAAAACCTTTCTCCTATAATAACTTGATTACCTGCGTCTTTTCCTAAAAACGTTAATGGGTTAGCAAAATCTCTAACGGCAGCGCCAGAAGCGTCTTTCTCAACTCGCATACGTTCAGATATGACAGCCTGTTCCAAGGACTCAGTATTAAACTTTATTCTACTTTTTAATTGAGACTTAGTTATCCTGCCTTTCATAAAGCTATCTAATAAGTTTATAAAATTCTTATTAGCATTAAATAGCTCTACTAAATGCTCATTGTGCATTTTTTTGTTTTGGTTTTTAGTAGTACCTTTTTCAGGTTTCATTGTAAAACTAGTAGGATTTACTAAACCTTTAAATATACCTGTGGCTCTATTTGTTTGAGATTGTAAAAATTTAGAAACTTGTGATAAAGATTTTTTGTTAGGATTTTCAACTATATAATCTGCTAAAACATTGTAAGAATTATTTAAAAGATCTGCGTTAGCTTTTTGAGTTTCTTGTATTGTTTTACCTTCAGCAGACAATAAATTTTCAACTTGTTTTTTAGCCTGCTCTTGAGTTATACCTTTCTTTTCTACTATCGTAGCAACATCTCTAGCAAACTTACCCCAGTCTCTAGGGGCAAACACAGAGTTGAAGTCTTCTAACGTTTTTTCTTTAGCTTCAGCTTTAGAAAAACCTTGTTTTTCATAATTTTTTATTTTACTTCCTTTTCCAGTTAAAACATCTTTACCGTATATAACTTCTAATAAATCAGAATAAGTAGCATTTTTAACGCTGCCTCTTTTATCAATAGTAGTATCTCTTCCTTCTTTTTCTAACTTACTAACAAGTTCATTTCTATATTCTTTGTAACTAGAAACTTTTCCACCTAGAGTTATTCTTCTATCACCAAAACCAATAGCATCAACTATTACTTGTTTTACTTTTGTTGGTAGATTTTCAAACTTTTCACCTTCAGGCACAAGTCGTTCTATGAAAAATTTATTTAATTTTTTAGCCTCAGCTTCATTAGCCTTTGATGAAATAATCTTAGCGCTACTTGGTTCTAATTTTAATGTTTTATTTAACTGATTGTAATTAACGTCAGTTGTAAATAAATTAGCTACTACTTCACCATCTGATATACCTAGTTTTTCAGCTTGATCTTTTATATAGTTTATCTCTGTTAAAAAACTATCGCCTTCTAAGTTTTTAGTTATTTTATCAAAGTAATCTTTAACTCTTTTATCTTCAATTGTTTCTTTAACTTCTTTTACGCTCTTCTTTAATTCTTTAGCAGCTAAGAATATATTTTTACCTTCAGCTATTTGAGGTTTGAACTCAGCAGCTTCAGGTATAGACTCTCTAACTGTTTTGTTTGTAAAAGCTCTAAACGTAAGTTCAGTTAAACCTTTTATAGTTGTAACATCACTATCTCTATATAGCTTGCCTTCAGGTTCTTTTAATACTTCTCTTATATCTTTAGATGTTATGTTTTTTCTAAGTACTAATTCACCTTTAGCATTTTCAGTATAAAATAATTTTTTTATATTTCCAGGTATACCTGTAGCACCCGATGGTGTTTTAACATCTGCTAAAGATCTTAACACTATATCAGAGTTTTTAAACAAATCTGCTCTTAATCTTCTAAGACCTTCAATAGATCTTTGTGTTAGGGTTCTAGCAGGGGAAGTAAACCACTCGCCTAACGGCTCTCCTTTTTTGTTAGTTATTCCGTAGTGTTCAGCTAAAACATTAGCCGTACGCTTACCTATTCTAACTGTTTTGTATTTACCTTTAGAAAAATCAAAACCTTTGTAATCTTCTTTTACTGCTTCTTGTATTTTTTCAGAGCTTAAAGTTTTTTCACTAACACTTTTACCTATTTGATTTTTATTTATTTTACCAGCATTATACATAGCTTGCGTACCTATAACGTCTACATTGCTTATTTCAAAAGCTCTAGGATCTACTGATTCTAGCTTAGCTCTTCTACCGGGCTCTGCTTCTAAAGTTTTTTCAGCTGATAAACCTCCTTCTAATTGTCTAGCTACATCTGAGTCTATAGAATCTTGTTGATTAGTTTTTTCTGCTTCTTTAAATAGTTTTTTCTTAGCAACCATGGAAGCAAATCTAGTATTCGCAAATATAGCTTCGCCAAACGTTACAGGTTCTTGCGATCCTGTTTTTCTTACAGCCGCGGGGTCATAGTTGAAGACACGCATAGTAACTTCTTCTATCATTTTATCACCTTCAGCTTTACTAGTCTGTCTGCTCCTTATATAGTTGTTTATAGAACCACCTGGCTGCAGTGCATCTGCAATAGGTTTAGCAGTAATTTCGTTTCTAATAAACTTATCAAAATCAGCTTTACTTTTAACTTCAGCAGGCACTAGCTGATCTATACTTTGTAATAAATCTTTAGAACCAAATTCACCAGACGTTGTAGATTTATCTCTAGCTGCAATGTCTAAAGCTCTTTCACCATCTATACGTATATTTTTAAAACCCTGTACTTGTTTAGTTACGTTCCTACCTTTTTCTACGTTTCTTCCAAAGCTACCTAAAAAGTTTACAAGACCTTGAGCCATGTTGATATTGTTATCTTCAAGGATCATGTCTTTTGATTTAACTTTATTAACATTAAGTATGTTTAAAAATCTTTTTCTGATACCATTAAATACGCCGTTATCGATAAGTACTCTTCTGTAAGTAGGGTTTTGTAGTAGTTCAGTTAAGTTAGCTATATATTCTTCTGGCCTTTGGTTTTTCTTTTTGTATTTTAAATCTATTTGATTTTCTAGATCACCTAATTCTGTTTCGCTAAGATTAGAATCTTTTATTTTTTCGTTTATAAAATCATTTATTTGAAACTTAAGTTTGCTAGCAACGTCAGGGCTGTTCTTAAACAACTCATTCAAAAGAAGATGTGTAACTTCATGAGCTTGTATACCTTGCCTATACTGTAGTATGTCTATCATAAGTGTTCTCTTACCATTAACACTTACAAATTCTGCTTTGTTAGAAGTATTGTTAAAGCCTTCAGTACCTTCTTGTATTTTAAAATCAAACTCACCTAAAGCTTTAGACTCTCTAAGATTGAGGAAAGATTTTTCTACTCTTCTTCTAGTAGTTTCTATAGCAGCTGTAGTATTTTTTATAGTTCTATTAGCCTCAGCAATTTGTGATTTAGTAGACTCTGGGTTACTTATTATTTGCTGCGCTTGATCTCTATCAGCGGCTAAAGTTTTTACATCTCTACCTATAAAATCTTTATTAGCTACGTTTATTTCTCTTTGCAAAGAAAATTGAAGTTGCCTGTTATCTTGTACCTCTTTTTCTATTTGCTGCTTTCTAAAATCACTTGTGTCTTGGTTTTCGTACTCTTTTAAAAGCTCATTTTCTTTTACCTCGTAATCTCTTACTAGTTTTTCTTTTGCTTTTATAGATTTAAAATCAGTTTTTAATTTTATATGCGTACCACCTATAAATGTACCTACGAAGTTATTTATAATCAACCTTCTACTCGCTTGGTCTAAGTCACCGTAATTTTCTTTCAACGCATCTGAAAATTTTTTATCACCCTCTAAATGATCTGCTACAGCTTCCAACATTAAAGCGCCTTCAGATCCAATAGCCATACCAGGTCCTGCTAGTACTACTTTTTCTAGTGTAGGATTGAATCTCGCTAAGTTACCTTTAAATCTAAAAGGTATTAATTTTCTACTAAGCATTCCACCTCCGTAAAAACCAGCGCCACCACCTGTTAAAGCTTCACCGCCTGTTACAACTTCAAACTTAGCTTCTTCCATCGCAGCCATTATACCGTGATATTTTAATCTATCAAAAGCTTTCTTTGATCTAGCTAAGCCTTGAATTATTTTAGAACCGCTAAGGACAGGGCCAGCGATAGCGTTAACAGTAGCAAATTTAGCTAATTCAGGGGCAAAATAACCTACGTTTTCAACTATCTCAAGAGCATAACTTCTTTCAAAGTTTTCTTTTTGAGCGTCTGTAAGTTCAACACCTGCGTTAGTTAAAAGATTATTTATCTCGTCTAGCTCTTTGACTGTACTAGTTCCAAATAAAGATTCAGTTTTGCTTTTACCTATAGTACCTTCTGAAGCTGTTTCAAAAAATCTAGTAAATGTAGTAGCAGCTGATTTGCGTATACTCGCTGGGTCTATGTTTAAGTGCCATACGTTTTTAAAAGCTTCGTGCTTTAATTCAAGTTCAGGTGCTTGCAATCTATAATCTTTTAAAGCTCCTTCAACATCTAAAGTTATACCTTCTTCTGTAGTAAAGTCTTTTAGCTTAACGTCTTTTTGATCTAAATAAGGAAGCAAGTCTTTTATTTTTACTCCTTTAAAAACTTGTTTACCATCTATAAACTCTTGCTTGTAACCTGTTTTAGATAAATTAATGCTTTGAAAACCAGCGGTGCTACCGTTAGGATTATAATCTATAGTTTGATTACCCAGTCTTATGTGGTTGTTGTAATCATAAAGGTGAGCATAGTACTCTGTTTCTAGTACAGCTTCGTCTGTTTCTCTTAAAGCAGCTAGTCTTTTTTGTTCTGCGGTAAGCTCAGCTGTTTTGTCTTTAGCTGTTGGTATTTTTTTAGCTTCTATAGGATCTACTCTTCTACCTGTAGATAAATCAAAAAAGAAGGTTAAGTCTTCGTCTTTTCTAGCTAGTAAGTCAGTAGCTTGGTTTTCAAGTTTAGCTATTTGTTTCTGCGCTTCTGTTATTTGATCTTGACTAGAGCTTTTGTTTTCTAAAACACTTCTGTATTCTCTAATTTTGCCATTTACTTGAGATATGTTTTTATCTAAACTACCAAAAGTTTGAACGTGGTTGTTAGACCAGGCGCTGAAAGTGTATTTATAATCACCTCTATCTTGCGCTTCTATAGTTATGTTAGATTTTTCAAGCTGTACTTGCTCTTGTTCTTTAGCCGCTAACTTTTGTATTTGCTTTTTAGCATAATGACTAACAGCGAAAGGAGATATATTAAGTTCGTCTAGCCTGTCATAACCTAAAAAAGTTTTTAACGTTTTTTCTTTAGTAGGATTTCTTTTTATATACATGCTGACCGCTTCATCTTTTATTTTATCTGAAACGTTTTCATCATTTAGTATTTCATCTATAGACGTAGGAGCGCTAGATCTGTCTTTAAAATAATCTATATAATAGTTATTATCTATTATTGTTTTTATGTTGTTCTGTATGTCTATAATAGCGTTAGACTGGTCTTCGTTAAGCTCTAGCTCTTTACGCTTTTTTTCTAACCTACGCTGTCTAAGTTTTTCTCTTGCTTCTTTATTTCCAGATCTATTTTTCTTATAGTAACTAAGATCTTGTGATTCCGAAGAAGTAGCTTCCAAGTTCAACCCCGTATCTTGGTTTTCTTTTACATTTGCAGACGCTATTTGAGTCTGCGGAACATCGACTGCGTCTGTCATCGTTGTTCCTTGTTGAAAATCCTCTTGTTGTTGTTCTTGTTGTTGACCAAAAACGTAAGCTTCCGGGTAGTCTAACTTGAATTTTTCTAAGTTAGTTTCACTCACGTTAAACAATTCATTACTTACAGGATCAAAATATTGAGTTAAAGCCATGATTTAATTATATTAATTATATTGATTGTTTGCAAATTGAGAAGAGTACTTTGTTATAAAACCTGCCCACGCAGGAGACTCTAATAAACTTGGCGTGTTTTTAATCATATCAAACATTTGTTTTTTCTGTTCAATACTACTTTCATCTATAACAAACTGTTTCCATTTAGCCATTTTAGGCTCAGTTAATTTTCTAAGTTGACTAGGTGTAGAAGAATATCTTGGCACCATTGACTTATTGAAACCTGTAGATACAAAATACTGCGCCTCTTTTCCTGAGCCAGGCACTTCTGTTGAAGTAGCGTCCATGAAGTTTCTCATGCTTTCAGGATTGTAAATGTTATAGCTTAAAGTACTATATTCTTCTTGTACTCTTTCTTCACCTACTTTTTTACCTATTTGTTTTTTATTTATTTGACCTGAGTCATACATAGCTTGTGTACCTATAATATCTTCAGTAATAACACCGCCTTCGAAAAACAAAGATATATTGCCATCCGCGTCGAACTCCATGTCACTCACGTTTCGCTTACTACCTTTGTAAATAAACTCACGATTTATAAAAGTGTTTTTAACTTCTTCTAAGTTTTGCATTAAAACAGTTTCACCTCCTAGCTCTGAAGCCACCTGAGGATCTAAAGCAAATTCACCGCCTACGGTTTTAAATGTTCCTCCCATAACCTCTAAGGCGCTTGCAGGTAATAAATTTAAACCTAATATAGTTTTTTCAGTTACATCGTATGTCTTCTTAGTATCATTAGCTCTAAGATTTATATAATCTTCATTAACTACTATTTTCTTACCACTGTTACCTTGGATTTTCAAAGGATCTCCTTTAGCTACTTTAGAACCTATACCTTCTTTAGCTAGTTCATCTACTAAATATTCTTTAGTTATTTCTTTGAAACCTTCGTTTATATTTTTTAACGCACCTTGTAATTCTTCTGGTTTAAAAATGTTATTACCATTTTTGTCTTGAACTTTGTTGAGTATATTTTCTATACTAGCTTGATCACTAGGCGAAGAATTAAGTATTAACTCTAAAGAATCTAAACTGTTAGGCGATCCTTCAAATCTAGCAACTAAATCAGGAAATTTTGTTTTTAATATACTTACTCTCTTAGCATCGTTATAGTCTACGCTATTAGCGTACATTTTAGTTACTAAATCAAAGCCATCTCCTTCTCTTTCAGAGTTAGAAACAGATGTTTCTTCTATGAAGTCTTCAACTATTTGTCTAGAATTATAGCTAGCAGTATAAGCAGCTTTCTCGCCATCACTTAAATTAGCTGTGCCTAAAGCGTATTTTTGTTCTATTTCAGTTTTAACGCTATTAGCTAAAGACGTTATAGTAGTTGATTTAGTTGTTTCGTACGTAGCTCTATCTTCAGGCGACAAATCTTGAATCATTGAAATTATTTCACTGGAACTTACAGTTCTTGTTTTACCTGTTTCTTTATAAGAGCCAGTAGCAGGATCATATTCTCTTTCAGGTACATCCATGCTAAATTCAAAAACACCTTCGTCTTCGTTAAAGTTGTATTTAAAAGACTTAGAAGTATCACCTCCTTTTTTATAGGATTTAAAAGCTTTAATTAAATCCTGTTGTAGTCTATAGTTTGGATTATCGTGATCAAAGTCTAGCTCTTGGTCAAACTCACCTAAAGCTCTATCAGCTATGCTGTTGACGGTGTTGGTCGTAACGTTAAAGCTGTTAGTGGCTTTATCCATAGCTTGCTTAGAAAATCTAGTTTCTTTAACATCTTTACCTAGTAGTTGCCCGAAAAAACTAGCATCTTGCTTGTCTACTTTAGTAGCAGCGTTATAAAAAGCATTTAATTCAGTTTGAATATCTTCTTGAAAAGTTTGACCAGCAGCCTCAGCAGCCTCACGCTCTTCACGCATTTTATCCATCTGCGCATCAACGCTTTCTAAATACTTTTTTCTATTTTCTATTTTTTGTTGAAAATAACCTTCAGCAGAAGCGTAGTTTTCGCTAAAGCTTTTTTCAAAACCTTTTGTAAAAGCTAGTGGATCTCCACCATACCATTTTGGATTACTATACGCTCCCATTAGTTGTTTTCGTTATTTAAAGTTTGTTTAAAGTTAAAGCCTTCTGTTAAGCCTCCAACCACTGCACCTCCTAAAGCACCTATAGCTTGGCCAAAGCTTTGATCCGCGGATTGCCTAAACGATGCTGCTTGACTTTGGAATTGTTGTTGCAGAGCTGCCATTCTGTCTAACTGTTGTTGCTCCCTTTTTTCTCTAGCTCTAAACATAAACTCTTGACCTCTCATTTTAGAAGCTTGAACTCTACTTCCTTCTTGTAACTGCATCATTTGAGATCTTTGCTCGCCTTGTGCTCTAAGCCTAGTATTCAATGCTTCTTGCTTTTCTATACTAGCCGCGACGCCTTGCTTACTTCTAAGTGCTGCTTGCGCTAAAGCTGTAGCGCCACCTGCCGCAGAGCCAGTAGCTCTAAGCGTGTCTAGTGTTTGTGCTAAAGATAAATCAGCTTGTTGTGCTTGCATTTCTGCCGCTCCAGTAGCCACTTGTAGGTTTGCAAATGGATTTGTTACAAGAGAAGAAAGATCTTGTACTTGTTTAGAAGGATCTATAATTTGCTGTCTAGATTCTTCTAACGTTTTTAACTGCTTTGCGTATTCAGCAGCTTGTCTCCGCGCGGCTCTAGCTCTTTTCTTAGCAGAAAAACCACCTATAAGACCTCCAATCATTTGGGTACCAGCTCCTATTAAAAAGTTTAGTGCCATACTTATCTTATTAAATCTAAATTAATTCCAACGGAAAACAACTCTTCTTTTTTACTGTGGTTTTCACTGTCTAATTCCATTTTAATTTTCAAGAAATGACCTTTAACGCCTGATATTTGTTCGCCAAATATAAGCTCATAGTCTTCTTGAGCGCTGTTGTTTTTCAACCACGCATAATATTTACTATCTTGTTTTATAAATTTATTGTCAAACAATAAACTATCTGCATCGCCTGGATTAGCTATAGATTTGTAGCTATCAATACTGTAAGCCTCGTCTACATCTGTAGTGGCTAAGCTTAGTTTCCAAGTGTTGTCACCTTCGTAAAAAACACTTTTAAAACTTTTATACGTAGATGGTTGCTCGTTAACTATAAATGTTACAGTAGAATTAACAGGTGTATCACCGTAAAAACTATTGTAAGAGTTTGCACCAGAGTTATCTGCATGGTGCTTATATAGTTTAGCATCTTCATAATCTGTACCTTCTTTTCTCTTTAATGTGTAATAAACACCATTTAAACTTCCGCCGTAAGCTGGTTTAAATGTTTGAAAAGAAACCCAACCTCTATTCATTTCATCATACGTAAGTGTAAAATAAGATTTATTAGAGCCGTCTAAGTTACTAGTTACACCTTCTTGAAGAGATATAACATATTTTTTATTATACGAATCATACGATCCTACTATATTGCTAGATATTTTTAAATTGTCTCTAAAAAAATCACGCATACCGTAGTTAGATATTTCAGTAATACCATCACGAGTAAGTCTTAATACAGCACCTCTATTTCTATCAGCCCAATAACTTCTACCTCCGTAATTTACAAAAGAATCTGGATCAGCAGTTCCGTACAAACCGTTGTAAGGTACAACTTGGCCAATAACTACATTAGAAGATGTTACAGATCCTCCGCCTTCTGCTGAGAATATAGCGTCTTTATCTATTAAAGCATACTGTGTTTTATCTTCTTGTATAATAAGTAGGTTAGTTTCGTCTGCAAATATTTTATTTATAGGACCGTAAGAAGAGTCTACAGCTTTAGTAATACTTTCAGCTATACTAAATACATTTGTATTATTAACACCAGTGGTAGAGTTGTATATACCAGAATATATAAGAGCATTAGATCTAAGCTCTTTACCATAATCCTCATCTACAGTATAAGCTCTAACACCTAGATTCATAGAAGTTTCATTAAAACCTCCACGTATTCTACTTTCTTCTATATGCCAATTTTTAGTAGTTGACTTTATACCGAAAGTGTTGAAATAACTTACATATATATTAGTTGCCATTATTATTTAATCACTTGTTTATGTTGTAAATTAGCTTGGTTGATAAACACTTAGTAAATTAGAAGGTGTATCTTCAATTGCTATAGATACCTTGTACACATCAGTATCAATCATAGCAGTTGAAGGCGGAAAACTGTCGTTATCTGCATATTCACCTTGAACAACACCTACTTTATTTGCTACAAGTGTAGATAAATTAGTTGAGTTTACGACTCCAGAATTAACACTAGTATCACTATTGTCTACTAACCTAGTTAACTCTATAGCACCATCTAAATTATAGCTTAAAGCATCCAATACAGAACGACCAAATCCGCTTTTAAGACCTACATCTTTAAATGTTACTAAATTATTATTAGTGCCACCACTCGCTGCAAAGTAATTTTGTACGGTAACTATAGAACCTGTATTAGCAGCAGCAACAGTGCCGTAGCCTTGAGTAAAGTTTATGTTTCTTTCTATAACTAAACCTTTACCAAAACCACTACCAGTGCCATTAATAGCATGATGCGCAAATAACTCAAAGGTTTGACTAGAGCTACCTTGAACAACTGTTACTTCATCACCTATTCTGTAGCCTGAGCCAAGGTTGGATATGCTCAAGTCATCTATAGCGTTTGTAAGCCCCGCGCCGCTTGAAGTGCTTTGAACACTTAGTATGTTTACAGTCATACCAGTTCCGCTTCCATTAGTGGTTGTAGACACGTTGTTTTGAACGCTAAAGTTTTCACCTCTTGGAGCTTTAAGTTTAAAAACAACACTACCAGATATCTGCACATCAGAAGTAGTATTAGTATCTACTAAACCATCTATAGGCGGCATTTGATAAGTCTTCATAGGAGCTGAATACAAATTAGTAAATATAGCATCTCCATTTTCTAACCTTGCTAAACTTATTTTAACTCTTTTGGTGCCATTAGCTAAAGCATTAACAATAGTCTCATTGTTAGTGATCCATAGCTTTATATCATTGAAACTATTTTCTTCTTCTCTATCACCGTCACTGTCTTCTGATCTATTGCTTGATTCTGCAAGTTTTAAAAGTTTAATATCTGTAGATCCAGTCAAGGCATTTAAAGCAAAACCATTTATATTATAACTTTGAGCCGTTCCACTTATAGGCGTGTGCGTTATAGAGTAAGTTTTAAAAAATTCTAAAGACCCAATGTCGCTTGTTGAATCGTTTGAAGGTAATAAAGCGTAGTTACTAAACCTAGCAGCATCACTAGTTTCGTGATTAAAAGAATTCCACCCAAGTGTTCTAGCGTAAAGTATAGGCTCAGCATTACCTAAAGTACTAGAACCTGTTGCCCTACCTTCTCTATCTCCAGCGTCAAATATTTGTAATATTTCAGGACTATTATCTAAAGCATCAAAACCTCTTTGTCTATTAAAATCATCGTTATCATTTCCTACAGAAGAATAAAAAGTGTCCATGCGAAAATAGTAATCACCGGAATCTCCAGGGTCTGCATGTAATACCCACTCTGTAGTATCAAACTCTTCATACTCGTTGTCTGGATTACTAGTGGTTATAGCCGTGTCTTTTGCTTTTAGTAAGACCTTATAATACTTACCTATTATTATGTTTTGATCACCTACTTTTAAGTTACCACTATTAGGAGGGTCTAAAACAAATAAACCTTGGTCGCTGTGATCTGTGTAAGTTCCGTTTTCTTCGTCACTTTCTTTTATACCTGTTATAGTGTATTCTATATTAGCATGCTCTTGCCCTGTATCTTCGCTAGCACCGTTATCAGCTGTTATAACTGTTAACAATGTCCCCGCGCTAATAGGTGTGATTACTGTGTGCAAACTAGGATTTGAAAAATGATTAGCGTTACTACTTTCTAAAAGTAGATTAGTGTTAGTTAAATTTACTTGAAAACTAAATTCTCCTGTTGTTTGCGTATTTGCTGAATTTGTTGCTGTTATTTTTACTATATATTTTTTAGTGTTGCCACCATTTTCATAATATTGAGCATTTACAACTTTTAATTTATACTTGTTACTATCACTTAGGTCTTGCCCTACAGTTAAATAATTTATAGTTGTGTTAGGATCTGCTACAGTTGTTATACTAATTAAGTTTATAGTAGCACCTGCAACGTCTGTAGCTCCAGCTGATTTAGCGGTAAAAGCTATATCTGTGAAAGTATTATTGTCTGTGCTCTCTGGAAAAGTATTATTAGATATTTCTACATTAGCTATATCATCTCCTATAGTTATATCTTCGTTTAGCTTTGACACAAGCCCGCTAGTAGAAGTTTCGTAATAAATATCTATAGCACTTTCAAATGGTTCTGTCTCTAGCACAACTAAACTAGTTTGTGCTTTTAAATCAGCTTGGCTTGTAGCATCATCTGTTGATACTCCAGTTTGTATAGTTTCTTCGTAAAATATATTACTAAAACCAGTATCGTCTACACCGTAAGAATTTTTTATCTCAGCTAGTAAATGATTTTTATGATACTCGTAAAATTTTCTATTAGGTGTAAAAATATTAGCGTACGTATTTGTGTCATTAGCTGTACTATTAGTTCCTAAATTATTATCTTTAAGAGTTCCTATAGATATAACTTTCATATCACCAAAAGTGAAAGTATCTGTGTCACCTGTGTTACTATATGTAGCGCTTGGCGGAGTTCCTGTAGCTGTGTTAATAACCTTAGGATACAGCACTGCTTCAGAAGGGCTTAGCACTGTATCTGGATTAGCGCTTGAATCTAAGCTTCTAGGCACTTTGTTTACATTATCACCGTGAAGTGTTAACCATGTTTTATTGTTTGTGTCTGGGAAATCTTTTATAAGATAAGGCGCGTACACGTTATAATACTCTTGTTCAACTTGCTTCACTACTATCTTATAAGAGTACCAACCAAGAGGATTAGTTTCACTATATAAGTTTTCATTACTTACAGCTTTAGTAAAGTTCACGTTAAGCGCGTACCCATCACCATTATCATAACCGGTGTCGTCGTCATCTCCAAGATTAGAATTATGTGGCAAGAACACAGTGTCTCTTCCGTTGTTAGTAGGAAGTATAACCGAGGTTTGCCTGCCATATCTGTCAGCAAACACAACGCCTACTTGGTAACTTCTTCTCTGCTTTAAGCTTTGTGTTGGATACTCTTTTTCTAAGTTGTAATCTGTAGAAGTTCTTTCAGCTGTATTAAGATTGTACTCTACTTGGTTAGGCGGTGTATTACCTAGAGTTATATTACCGTAAACAACCCTGTTACTTACAAGCTCTTGCGTAGCTGCTTTAATAGGTACGTTATCGTAAACTCTAACCGTTTCTGATTCAGGTAAAACTTTAAAAGGAAAAGTAGACTTATAAGTATTTTTAAGTATATTAGATCTTCTTCTTGTTTTTTCAGCTTCTGTAGTAGTGCTAAGTTCTATAGCAAGCGTAGATATATCTATTTCGTTTACACTTCTTAAACTAGCAACGCCAGCTTCTTGCATTATTATTTCTACTTCTGTTATATGAAGCTCATTGTATAGTGTTTTTAAGCTGTATGGTGTTTCTATAAATAAATTTAATTGACTTATATAGTTTACCATTTTTTGTAAATCAGTAGACTTAACAGCTTCAAACTCATCATCAAGGTCAATACCACCGCTAGTTAAGTTTGGAGGTTGATCTTTAGATGCTGGCTTGTAAAACTCTGGTATAAAACAAGCTTGCGTGAAAGGTGATATTAAAGAATACTCACCGTCTACAAACTTAAATCTATAGGCAAATTTTACAAATCTTTCTTTTAAATAATCAGCATCGACATCAGAGTCGCTAGTTTCTATCATTGAAGTGTCATTACTTACAAATGTAAAATCTATATCTGTGCTTACGTTGTTTATAGCAGATGTTATAGCTTGATTGTTGCTAGTGGTTTTAACTTGATTTATAGTAACTTCAAAATCGCTGTTAGCGTTGTCGTCATTAACACTCGTTACTTCAGCTGAATACTGGACCGCGTTAACAATAAAGTACATAGTCATATTAGACTCTATAGCAAAAGAAGCTGGGTTTGTATAAGTGTATACAAGTGTTTGACTAGAGGCAGTTGTTATATTAGACTGTGCTTTTAAATTTGTTTCAACTTGCTTTATAAGTCTTGGTACTGTAAAAGGATAATACTTAGCCACAGATATATGGTCTTCATTAGAATAAAAAGATCCATTAGATCTAGCTAAGTTAACGTTTATTTTCCTAGGTTGATTATTGTTATCTGTGAAAAACAATAAATCATCTATCATGTTTATTCCCTTTATAGGATTGTTAGAATCAAAGTTTAAAAAGTGACCTTGCACAAGTATGCTGGGCGTTGACTCACCTTCTTTTTGTTCTAATATAGCACACTTGTTAGACGATTGAGCTCTTGTTGTTTGTGGCGTAGAAGTGAAGTCTGTGACAAACCAATAAAAAGAATTAGTACCTTGGTTGATGTAAAAACCTATAACATTTACATTATTACCCATACCAAGAAGAGTTCCGTTTGTTAGCTGAGACGGTGTAAAAGTTGTAAACGACGCGTTGCTTCTAATACTTTGCATAGCACCTACGTCATCACCATCTGATCTTGTTATCTTTAAATTAACAGCTTCTCTATACTCTCCGTTAGGTATAAGCCTATCGTCGAGATCTTGATTCATCTTTCCTTTCAGAAAGTTGTTTTTAATTATAGGCATTTAATTAGTGCTTTATATGTTTAGCTTTACCTCGCATAACTTTCAACATTTCTTTAGGTTTTAAATTATACAACCTAATCTTTGTGTTGCGCATTGCCGCTCTTTTTTCTTTTTTATATCTATTAACTATGTATTCAGGTACACCTGCTCTTGAAGAAATTATATTGTAAGTGATATACTTGTACAAAGCTTCCTCGGCCATTTTATGCACTTGCATTTCACCGTCTGTTCCAAGACCATCTGATATATATTTTATAGTTATTGTTTTACCAGATAAATCACTGCTAAAACCAAATTGACCGTTAGCTTCATCTATAATAAATACACCGTTAAAGTTAGCTCTAACAGGATCTATACCATATCTACCGCTTTTATTAAAAACTCTATTAGATAAATAGTGCGTGTATAACCAATAGTCATCGCTTTTTAAATTACCTGAAAAAGTATTTAAATCAAAGTCTTTAAATCTTGTCTCTGAAACAGATGGTGTTATTGTTGTTGTATCGCCTTGGTCAGTAAAAAGATAATTACTTTCTGAATCTTGCGCTATAGATTCAGAGGGCCTAGATGTAAAATCCGCTGGAAATATAGGGTGTTCAAGTCCAGATGTGTCAACCCACGAAAGCATTATGTAATTTACATAATCTTGAGGCATAGCCACTGTAAGAGAAGGCGGAATATCTATCTCTTGTATTTTTTCAACTCTTGAAACATCATAGCTAAACTCTTGTATACCGCGCTTAGCGTGAAATATAACATCAGATCTATTTACGTTTGATATTAACTTACCATCACCCACGTACGCTACGATAAAGTTGTTTACTATATCTTTCAACGATGTAAACCTGTAGTCACCTAAAGATCTATCTGTAAATTTCACAAGCACAGTATCTCCAGTAGAAGGAAGTGCGCTTGTAAAGTTTATAGTATCAGTTGTTCCACTTTTAGGAAAAGTATATGTGTTTCTATTTACTTCTGTTCCGTTTACAAATATTAAAAAATCACTTTCGCCTTGTGGCATATCAGATACTGTTAGCTGATAATCACCACTAGTGGCTTGTGCTGATGATGTAATAAACTTCTGACTAGAAGTATAGTATTGTTCTGCGGTTGTAGTACCTATTAATCCCATTATGCGTTTTCTTGATTTACGTTATTAGCTTCTTGCTGCGCTGCTGCTTGAACTACCGCGGGATCGTTTAACGTAACACCTACGTGAGATAATATTCTTATTATTAAGTCAGCTTGCTCGCCGCTATGAAGTTGAAAATGTTGTGTTTCTTGAGAGTTAGATAAAAAAGTGTAAGCACCGTTAGTAATAGAGTAATGCCACTTTGGTGCGGCTGGTTTTTTTATATAATGAACTTTTATAACCGCGCTATCAGAAGGACCCGCTAAAGTTATTTTGTTTACAGCTTGACTAAAATCAGCCTTAGCATCAGTTGAGCTAGATATATAGTAAACAGGAAATGATGAGCTTGGCTTTGTAAGAGGTGATTGGTTTAAATATGAAAAATCATATTGATCTACTTGCTCTACAGAAACATCACCTATCCTAACATCTACAAGTTTGTAAAGATCTGTTGGAAGATCAGCCACGCTAGACGAGGCTGTTATATCTCCAGATATTTTATAAAAGACATCTATTTTTTCTTTTATTTTTTCAGGTATATTAGCGTAACCGTTATTGTTTCTTCTATTTAAAAAACGATTATACTCATAAAAATTTTTTTCAAGTAATTCTAATTGAGCTTGCTCAGCCACTTTATTAAACTGCGACGGCGTGATAAAGCCTCTTTGCTCCTTGTTTAGTATTGATAAAACAGTTTTATATACACTATCTATGTTTATGGCCATAATCTAATTATTATAGCCTAGGGCCCGAAGGCCCTTGACTATTATTGTTTATTTTAACTTTTTCTCTACTACTTGGTAAACCTCTATACCTTCATCGGTCTTAAACCAAGCGGCTAAAGCTGAATATGGGTTTTCATCAAATGGTACTGTAAATAACTTACGACCATTAGTTGCCCAAGCAAATGTTCTTTGATCATTAGAAAGTTTAATTATATTCTGCTCTACAGCTTTGATACCTAAATTTCTAATGTTTATGTTTTCATCGTTTACAAGTTCTAAGAACAGTACTGGATCATTTTGAGCAAAGACTAATGCGTCTCGTTTAAGTTCCTTAGATGTCATCTTAGATACTTTATCTCCAACGTCTGTTCTAATTATAGCTTCAACGTGATCTATATCTAGCTTTTTAGCAGCGTTCATAGCTTCTAACTGTAGCTCTAACATATCTATTTGGCTTTCTGCTATAACATTAGCGTCAAATTCTTTAAACAATCTACCTTTATCAGGGTGGTATATCGATAAGAATTTTTGTAATGTTGTCTGCTCTTTAGAAACGAATAACTGTCCGTTTCTAAATACAATGCTTCCAAGGCGATGAGGGCCTTTCATTTCATCTACAAATACTGTTTTTTGATTTCTACAGTATTTAATTTCTCTTTCAAATCCTTTTTCTTCGTCAAAAAAATATAAACGTCTAGATTTGATAATATATACAGGTGGTATGTTTTGAGTGTTAAGCTCATATAACCTGTCTTTTATTTCCCAAGTTTTAGGTGCTTGAGTTTTTGTTTTTGTTGTCATGATATAATAAAATAAAAAATTAAAAAAAATAAAAGCTGAGGCGCCTATTAAGACGCCTCGAACTTTTAGTTACTACTATTTAAACAACATAAAGTTGTTTGCAGCTTGTACTACAAGACATCTTTCAGAAAGGAAGTGTACTTCCATTTTGTCGATGCTTGAGCTTGTAGGTCCGCCTACAGATCCAGTTACCCAAGACTTCATCTTGCGGTCATCAGCTTGTGAAGCGCGATAGCGTACGTGTAAGAAAGGACGACGTACGTTAGCACCAACTTGCTGATCGTATACAGATGATGTACCAGCTGGAATCAATGTTCCTTTTACACCACCTACAAGACCACGCGTCGAAGCGTCGTTTAAGTATTTCCAGTCTGTCTTATAGAAATCGTAAGAACCTCTACGGAAACCTGTAAATCCAAGATTTAAAGCCATATCTTCAGAGTTTTCAAACACTCCAAAACCAGTACCACCTTGAGCACCAGCAGAAAGATTAGCAAGTAAATCGTCAATAAACAAATTAGACAAACGGTTTAAGTAAAGCATATTTTCTTCGATAGCACCTTGCTTATCTAACTCAGCAAGTAAATCGTCGAAATCTTTAATACCTTCTACGTTTGTATCTGGATCGGTTGAACTGTCGATAAGATCAAACATGTTTTCAGCTACAATACCTCTAGATTCGATAGCAGAGAAAAGACCTTCTGTACCTTCAGGAGCTTCGTGGCCGTTAGCCGCTGTAACACCTGAGAATACATTAGTTCCAGAAGCTTTTTCAGCTTCTACCAATGTCATTTCTAAGTAATCGTTAAAACGAGTACGAGTATCTCCTAAAGATTTCAAGTACCATAAGTATCCTGATTCTCCAGACTCTCCTGTAGTTTCAACCCAACCGATTTGCGCTGTATCAGATCCGTTAATCTCAAAGTGATCTTTGATAATAGCAGGTCTGTTAGTAAAAGTTTTAAAGCTAGGCTCTAAAGACTCTGATAAAGTATCTGTACCTTTAGCAAATTCTGAACCATAAACAAAAAACTTAATAGCTTGATTGTCTGTAGTGGCGATGCCAGCAAGATCATCTACGTTTTCTGCTGTGTAAGGACGAATAGTAAGAGCTGTATTAGATGTTTCTATACCAGCTGTTACTAAAGCTTTAAATACCACACCGTTTACTACGGCTACAACAGTAGCTCCTTTTCTTACAGCATGCGTTTCAGTTTGTGTAGAATCGTCAACACTAGTGATAGCGTCTACAGCTCCAGTTACAGGGTTAATTTCTCCGTTGTAAGCTAAGTGTAAACGACCTTGCTCAGACCAAATAACTTGATCAGATTGCAAAGGCATTTCTGCGCTTAGCATTGATAAAAATCCAGAAACTGTACGATTTCCGTAGCGATCTACTTCTTGTTCGTATAAGTCTGGTAAATATTGTTGTGCCCACCCGTTGTTTTGGATATCTAGGTAGTTGCTATCAAGCGCCATTTTTTTGTACGCTGGAGAAACAACTCCACTAAATGCTGGGCCAGTAAATGTTGATACTGCCATGATTTTTAATTTTTAATTTTTAGTAATTTTTTAGTTTTAGCTTTGAGCTTGCGCTAGTCTCACCACTAATTACTTTTACTTTAAGACCACCAGCGTCTACATATCCATCAGATGTTTTTCTTTGTAAGTTAACGTTCTTCGCTTCACTTGTCATCTGACTGATAGCATCAGCTTTGCCTTGTTCGTAAAAATGATTAGCAAGTTGATCAGCGTTTCTAGCAGCAAATAATGATTTATGGTATTCCTTAGCGTTTGTTAGCATGTTATTGCTATCAACATATTTACTAAAAACTTTTAGTACATCACTTTGGCTTTCCATAGTTTGCTTAGCATCTTTAACATTAAACCTGTATTTTTTATCTCCAACGTTAAAATCAAAACCTTTGAAATTTTCGTTAAAAACTCTACCTGTTTCTTGTTTAAAATGTTCTTGCTGCTTAGCTTGCAGCTCTTGCGCTTGCGATTGCTCACTATTGTATCTGTTGAAAAAGTCAATTGCTTTTTGTTGCTCTGGGGCTAAACGCGAACCCAACTTGATTTCGTCGTAATACTTGCCTTTTAAGTCTTCTAAAAAGTTTTTTGCTTTTGCAACTTCTTCTTTGTAAGCTAGCTTTTTTCTTTTTATGTCTCGCTCTTCATCAATATCTTCGTCAAAAGAAAAGTTATCTTCCATTAAGAAATTAACTTCATCATTTGTTAAATGTGATTTAGTTTGCTTATAGTATTCTCTTAAAAGCGTATCGTTATCTACGCTAGAATAATCAGCATTTAAACGAACATAATCGTCTAGAGTACCACCTGTTTCGTTCATAAAGTCTACAACTTTTTGAATATTTTCAGGAAGCTCTACTCCAGTTTCTTTTTGTTCTTGAAAAGCTTCATTAACCTCCTCTGTTAAATCAGCTACCTCTTCTTTAATATCTTCTTGTACAGGCTCTTCTTCAGTTACTTCTTCTAATACAGTAAACTCTTCTTTTTCTGCTTGTACTTCTTCTTCTTGTTGTTGTTGTGGTTCTTCTTGCGTTTTCTGCTCTGGCTCTTGCTCAACCTCTTGAACATTGCTAAAGTCTACTTTATAAGTACCATCATCAGTTACTTCTGTTTTAGGCGCACTGTTGTCAACAGATTGCTCTTGCGTTTCAACAACCTCTTGCTCTATGTTTTCGTTATCCATGATAAAATATTATATAATTAATAAACTATTTAGGTTCAAATTGCTCTAAACCAAACCCACCTAAATTATCAAATCCTGATGATTCAAACTTTTTAGCTGGTAAATCTTTTTTTCTTTGATCGATAAGCTCTGATTGTTGACTAGCTTGTATTCTAGTTCTTTCGTCTTTACGATCTTCTTTATAAGCTTCTTTATCTTTAATCACTTGACTTTCGCTTTCTTTAAGTCTAATGTTTAATTCAAATTCTTTTTGCATAAGCTCCATTTTTATTTGAGCTTCGCGTTCCATTTTCTCTATATCAAATCCTTTTTGCGCTTGGGCTAGTTGAACCTTGCTTTCGGTTATACCTTGTTGCTTTTGTATTTCAGCCGCTGCTGCTGCTTGAGAAGACTGTTGGTTTGCTTGCGACTGCGATTGTATAGTCTGCTGTTGGTTAGCTCTGTCTTGAGCCATTTTCTTACGCCTTCTTATTTTCAACAACTGATTAGCAAGTTTTATATTTCTAACCTCTCTAATATCTATAGCGTCTTCAAGGTCTATAGTAGCTTGTTGTATGCCCATTTGAATATTGTTTTCAAGTCTAGCTTTTTCTTCTTCATCGGGCTCTATTTCTAAAAATACACCAAAATCGTGTATGTGTAAATCTTTAACTTCGTTTAAAGTAGCTACATTAAATCTACCTAAAGAGTTTATAAATTGTCTCTGTGTATTAGAGTATTCTAATACATCTGATATTCTAAGCGAACAAGCTTCAGCTGTTTTAAGAGTTAAATATAAACCACCGTCTTGAATATGCTTAGTAGCTGTGTTAGAGTTAGCAGCTGCTAGTTTTTGTAAACCTACAAGCGAAGCTTCGTTTGGTTTGCTACCATCTCTAGCTTCGTTAAGACCTGTAACATCTCTCATCATTTGCAAGTAGTAATTATAAGACGTTATAAGAGCTTGTATTTTACTACCACCACTATCGCTTCTTATTTCTTGTATTGGAACTCTAGCGTTGTTGAAATCACCGTCTTGCGTATAAGATCTACCAATAATAGATCCTGTTTGAAAAAACATATTCAACGCTTCTTGCGGGTTGTAATTTGTCCCGTTTCCAAGATCAACTTCTGATATACCATCAGCATCTAAAAATACACCATCTGGTATCATGCGAGACATAACTTGCTGTAGTTTCAAGTGTGTTATTTGAATCATATCTGCGAAAGTCATCATGCGACCCACTAAAGATTCTGCTCTACCTTTGTACATTCTAGGCGCTACTATCCCGTAGCTCATGCTGACTTTAGTTATGTCAGACTTAGGCCTTGTCATGTTTTCGCACATCTTCCAGTCTAATAAAATATCATGACCTAATATCTTAACACCTGAATAAAGAACTTCTATAGCTCTTTCAACTCTTTGGAATCTAGCCCTTTGATCTTTTGGAGGATTAAAGGTATCATCTTTCTTAATAGCTTTATCAGCACCTGAAGCTGTTTTCTTTACTTTGTATACTTGATTGTGAAATGTTTTATATTCAAAATAAAGTAAATTTATATAATTACCTTGCGACTCGTCTTGAGGGTAAAAATTATATCTATCGTAATTAGGTGATTGGTATTTATCTTCAATGTCCTTTATCTGATCTTCAGTAAGATTTGGATATTGTTTTTTAAGCTCAGCTACGGTAGTTCTTCTTACTTCACCCACGTAGTACAAGTCTTCAAAATAAGGAGACTCGCTGTAAGAATACACTATATTAGAAGGATCAACGTATTCTATTTTAATACCTTCAGCTGTATTGAAGCTGTTCTTGACACACGCTATACCTAAAACAGTAAGATCGTAGTCTAATCTTTTTTTAGTATACTGATATTTATTTAAACTTAAAACATTATCAAGAGCTTCTTCTTCAGCTATTTCTATAGATTGTTTATAGTTAAGTT